GATGGCACTTGTGTACTCCTATCTTACTTAGGTTTGGTAAGCCTCAAAGGGCTAAGAGGCCTACCAAACTATTAGTGGGTGTTTTTGTTATCAGGTTTTCTTAAACTTCAAGATACCATTAGGCATTTTGGCAATAGTTGCCATAAAGCCATAGATAGCTACCTGGATTTGCAGATTAGATACAACATTAACTGACATATAAGCCTGTGGGCTGCGATAAACAGTAAATGCCTCAGGTGCAAGAATAACTGCACTATCGTCATCAAAAGTAGTAGCTGTAAAGTTTTTATCTACATAAAGATCAAGACCTAGTACAGAACCACGAATAGAGGTAGGTGATACCTGTCCTGCCGCGTTCATAGGTTGTAGCGCCGTAAATACAGGTCGCTTTGTTGTATCTTGCGCTGAAATTAGTGCGCCCCATTGTGCAGGGTTAGCAATATAATTAGTAGCAAAATAGCCAGTATTTGTGTAAATAGTTTGTGCGCCTTCAGCTGCATAGTCAATGATGCCGTCTAAATCTGCTGTCGTGTTTGTGCCGTTCATACCTGCTGCTAACAAATCTGTTAGCACTTGGCTGTCAATAGTTTTTAGGTAAGCGTTTTGTAGCTGTGCTGTTAGCTCGGAGTAAAAATTAGGATCTGAGCGCTCTAGCAATTCTACGCTAAGTGTATTCATACCTGAATACTTTTTAACAGTACCGTTAATATAGGCTGTCTCCATACCTGTATTTTGTACAGCGCCAGCTTCGGCTTCCTGTGTTACTACAGGTGCTACACCTGTACCGCCGCCACTTGAGGTTACAAGTGAAGGCACTGAAATTGTCATACCGCTAGCAGGTAAAACACCTTGTGAACAGGCATCTATAGCAGGTGTGCCAAAACGTGTATTAGTTACAAACTCTGTCAAAAATTGTGTTGGATTAAATGCAGGGTTAGTAGTGAAGCTGTCATCGGCTGCCGTTACATATAGCTTTGACTCCTCATTACCTAATGCTGCTTTAATTTTATGCTCTGTGTATGAACCCATATTTACAATAGGTGTACGTACACGCTGAGAGTTAAGTGCGCTTGGTAGGATTATTTTACGAGCTGCCTCTACTGTAGGTGCAGCCTGCTCTGTGGCATCTACTGCCTCAGGTGCGTTTTCTTCGGGGGCTGTAGTCACAGCGGCCTCGCTTTCGGGTTGGGTTTCGGTTTCTGTCTCGGTTGTTACTATGTGCGTTGTTGTAACTTTAGTTGTAGCTGCCTCTATTGGCATATCACCTGCAGCTGCAGCAATTTTTTGCACCGCAGCGCTAGCAAAGGCAGCGCTCTCTACGAGTGACACCTCGCGTAAGGTGGCAGCGGTGACCAGGAGATAGTCTTTTTCAGGCTTTGATGCGGTAACTTCCACACCAACGGATAAGCCGTCCATAAGTTGTTCCTGGGCTAGCAAAATTGCATCTGATCCACGTGATGATGCACTTACCTTAAAACTGGCATAAAGGCCGTCTTTAGCTGAGGTCATACTTTGCATACGCCCTACTACGGCTGAGTTATCGTGCGCCATTAAAAGTTTTACTTTACTTGGCTCAGCTGCGCTGATTGAACCTTCAGCAAAAACTACTTTGCCCGCGCTTGTGTAACCTATCTCGCCATACGGTGCAATTTTGCCTGAGATAGTACGGCGCTCACCGCTATCTACTGCCTCAATATTGCCACTAAACGTTAAGATCACGGATTTTGTTCCCTTCATTAAGGCCACTAGGGCTTAGCTGTTCCATACTTTGCGCTTGCTCTAAATCTATTAAACCCAGGTTAAGCATCTTTTCTATTGCATCTAAACGAGCTGCAGTATCGGCACGTAAAAAAGTTTCATCTAATGCAAAGCGCACTACGTTACCGTGAGCCGTAATATCATCCATAGATAAACGGTTTTCAATAGCGCTAATAAACGGCTGCAAAGAATATGCTACAAACTCCTTGCGCCCGTCAATAATGTTTTGATACGTCATAGAGTTATTCATATCTGCACTTATGTAATATGCGGGCACGTTCATTAAACGCGCTATCTGTGTAGCTAGATACTGGCTAGCCTCGTTGTACATCATATCTTTAGGGCTAAAACCAACAGTTTGGTAATCTAACGTACTAGTTAAATATGCTGTACTGCGTGATGCACGTGCTGCCTTCCACGCAGCCAGCAAGCCGCTAATCTGTGCCTCAGGTAAATCGGCACCGCTATTTTTAATAAATCCTGTAGCCATTGGCGTAGCAGCTGCAACACTTGCGGCCTTTTCTAAATCTAGTGCCGCTTGTATTGTACGGGCGCCTGTCTCTAATACGCCAGGTAACAAAGATTGGAAAGTAACAAGGCTGCCAATACCTGACATAGGTGCGCGTACACCATTAACGCTGTAATACTGTACGGTTTCGCCCGTCTTATCTGTTGTAACAGTTACGCGAGTATTAGCTACCCACTCAAAACCGCTAGGCCGCCCGTCATCTGCGTACAAACTTGTAACGCGCCAATATGCAACGCCATAAAATAGTAATGAGTCAACAGTATAAGCAATAGTTACGCTGCGCGGTTGCCGCATATCGGGTTGGTCTAGCCATAAAGGTGACTCAATTTTTACGCCCGTAGATTTTTTGTATAACTCTAAATCTATACTTGAGATAACGCCTGCAATTAAATTACGGCAACGAGATACAGCTGGCACTTGCAAAGCTGTAAAACGATCCATAAACGGGGCGCCGTTGCCAGTTGCATAAAGGCCGCCGTAGCTATAAACGCCAGCGCCGTAACCTTGTGACATAACGGAAGGGGCTAACTGGGCTGTGACATCTTTTTTAGTAATACCTAAAGTTTGCAATAGACCCATAGGGCGGATTATAGGTTATCCACAGGTGTAAAGTTATACACACTCTCGGCGTGTCTAAACGTAAACTTTAGCCTCAGATACAGGCTGTGCCAGGATGTGAATTACCATAGCTAGGCCGATAGGTATATCCACAGGGCCAGCCGATTTACGGCGCACAATACGCCAAGCATCGGGTGTTATTTTAGCTGCGCAATTTGCCATTTGTTGTATCAATAGATCCTGCCCGCTGTGCCTTAAACGGTCATTGACTAAGGCATCGTGGAAGTCAGAGCAGGCAGTATAAAATGACTGCCCCGATACGTCTCTCGTTTGAACGCCTGCATTTTGTAAACGCTGAGCTATGGATGCCGTGGTGTACTTGTCATAACAAACCATACGCGGGTAATACATATCGGCCCATTTTTTTATACTTGCAGCTATAGCTAATTCATCTACGGCTACCTGTGAGCTGTATGTATCTAATACAGCTACACCTATGCGCCCGTCAGGCAATAGCTGGCCCATTACTAGGCTTGCATCGCGCCTAGACGGGCTAACGTCAAAGGCAAAAACAGTTAAAGGCCCAGGTGCCATTTTTAGGTTAATGTCGCTGGCATCCTCAACAGATCCGTGGGGCCACGGCGATTGTAGGCTATCTATCCATTGGCATAACGTTTCTGTCCTAAATTGCTCTGTAGTTTGTGTAGTAAGGGCTTCTTTAATAGATGCTTCAGTTACGAGTATGCCTAAAGCTGGGTTTGCCATAGCCCAGGCTTTACGATCATCTAGGGCTGCAAACTGCGGTGCGCTGTACTCGTAATAACCTAGCGACTCGGGCGGATGCGCCAGGCATCGCTCGCGTAACTCGTTTAAGGTCACGCTAAAAGCATCGCCCGCATTACTCGCCAGTAGGGTTTGGGCGTTTGGACGGGCACGAGTCACAGGCATAGCAGCTGCAAACGCGGTTTGGTCAACCTCGCGTAATTCATCTATAAAGAGAAAATCTGCCGTAGCACCACGGGCTGAGTCGCGTGTAGCTGCACGTACATCTAGCCTGGCACCTGATTTTAATACTATGGCCTCATTACCGTTGGCATAGCGGATGCTCTTTAGCTCTTTCTTTAGAATAGGTGCATCCTCTATAGCTTGTGCCACTTCTCTAAAGGTAGTTAATGCCATAGATCGCT